GGATCACTTTGGCGCAAACGCAGTTGCAGCTGGCGCAAACTGCGCCCATGATGCACAACATGTACGAAGCGTACTACCGTGTATATGCTGCAATGAATGTCAGGGACATAGACGGCATTTTGAGGCCGCAGAATACGCAGATGCCAAAGGACCCTGCTCAGGAAAACGCAGATGTTTTGGACATGATGGAGTTGAAGGCCTTTTCGGGGCAGCAGCACGACGCTCATATCCTGTCGCATCTTGTTATGGGCATGTCTCCCATGTTGCAGGCTAATCCACAGGCTGCGATGACGCTTCAGAAGCACATTTTGGAGCATGTCCGCAAGAAGGCTGAGGAGATAGTGGAGGCGCAGTTGTTTACCGAGTATGGTGCTGACCCGGATAGGATGGTTTCTGCGATCCAGAAGGAGGGCATGATCGCTGTTAAGGTTGCAGAGGGCATGATGGAGCTACGTCAAATCCAATCGCAGCTTAGTGGCGAGGGTCCTGACCCGATTGTCCAACTCAAAGAAGCTGAGATTCAGCAACGTGCTCAGGCTGACACGCAGCGGATTCAGTTGGATGCAGCAAAGTTAGAGGTTGAGAAGCAAAAGGCGGCGGAAGTGCAAAGAGCTAATATGGCGCGTGTTCAGTCGCAAGAGAACATTGCTGTGTTGCGCGCGGATGTAGCAAGAGAGCGGTTAAATCAGATTAACCAACAACAGGGAGCTAGAAATGCCTCTTAAAAAAGGGTCTAGTCAGAAGACTATCTCTGGCAACATCAGTGAGATGGTTGGAAAGTACAAGAAGAGTGGTTCGATAGGGACCAGCAAGCCTAAGAGTAAGAAGGCGGCGGTCAAGCAGGCGGTAGCGATTGCATTGACTACTGCGGGCAAGTCGAAAAAGATGGCAAAAGGCGGGGCGATGAAGGGTGTGCAGGGCCCTGCGATGATTGTGAAGAAGAAAGACGGGAACAACCCTGTCAAGATTTATTGATTTTCAAGCTTTCCAGACGGTGGCTTTAAACCGTCTGCTCTCATGGAGATTTACCATGCTGGAATTTGCGGAAGCAATTCTCAAGGACCTGAGAAGTTTACGGTCGGACACTGAATCAATGGTTTTAAATGGTTCTGTTGCCAACATGGAGCGTTATCGTTTCCTGATGGGCCGTCTGGAAGGGTTGAATTTGCTTGAGGAGATTATTAAAGATCGACTCAAGAAGAGTAGTGAAGACTATTAACCCTGAAGGAGGCTACATGGAAGCGGTAGAAGAAAGGCAGGCCGGTTTGACTGCTTTGGAACGCAAGTGGATGGAAGAGCAGGAGCATAAAGGACCTACAGTAGACGATGTGTTTACTGATGAGGGGAAATTGGATGAAGAAAAGCTAAACGGGGGTATCCGTGACCGCTTGCCTCGTCCGACTGGTTGGCGTATTTCTCTTTTGCCTTATCGCGGTGCCAGAATGACCAAGGGTGGCATTGCCATAGCTGAGGAAACACAGAAAAAGACGCAGTTGGCCACAACCTGTGCTTATGTGCTTGAGGTTGGGCCTTTGGCGTACTGTGATGAAAGCAAGTTTCCTGACGGCCCGTGGTGCAAGGCAGGGGATTGGATTGTTTTTGGGCGATATGCGGGTTCGCGTATCCCAATTGAAGGCGGAGAAATCCGCATCATCAACGATGACGAAGTGTTGGCGACAATTGGTGATCCTGAAGACATCATCCATCTGCAATAAGGAGAAATACCATGTCAAATGAACAACTAGAGTTTAATATTGGCGAGGATGAGAATCCTGCCACGGTAGAAATGAACGAAGACGGCTCGGAAGCGGTACTAGCCGATGCTGTTGAAGCTCCAGAGGTTGAGGTTGAGTCTTCCGCGCCTCAAAATTCGGAGGAGCAGAAGCAGCAGTCGAAGGAAATGGACGATTACAGCGCCAACGTCCGAAAGCGTATAGAAAAGTTAACAGCGCGGCTACGGGAGACTGAGCGTCGTGAGCAGGCGGCATTGGAGTATGCCAAAAGCGTTCAAAGCCGTGCGGCCCAGTTAGAGCAGCAGTTCCGCCAGACGGATACGGAGCGTTTATACGAGGCAAAAACCCGTATAGATACCCAAATCGCTGCTTTGAAACAGATTATTCGGCAGGCCCGCGAAGAGGGTGATCTGGATACAGAGACTGATGCGCAGGAGCGGTTGACTGCCATCATGATGGATCAGCGCCAGATTCAGCAGGCAGCGGCGCAAAGGCAGCATCAAGAAGAGGTTGCGGCGCAGCAGGAACAGCAGCGTCAGGCGGTACAGCAACAGCAGCTGGTACAGCAGCCTGCCCGCGAACCTGACCCTCGTGCCGAGGAATGGGCAGAACGAAACCCGTGGTTTGGGACGGACACTGCCATGACCCATGCTGTTTTGGGGCTCCATCGTCAATTAGTTGCTAATGAACGATTTGACCCTGAATCGGATGAGTATTATGATGAGTTAGACAGGCGTATGCGCGAAGCGTTTCCTCACAGATTCCCATCTGAAAACGCTCCTGCTGCGCCGCAGCAAAAACAACAGAGAGCACGGTCCGCGCATTCCGTTGCTCCTGCAACCCGTTCGTCGGGAGTTAGTAGTGCGCGCCGCAGCGTGAAACTGACCCCAAGTCAGGTAGCGATTGCCAAAAAACTCGGTGTTCCGTTAGAGGAATACGCTAAATACGTTAAGGACTAAGACCATGGACAAAATTGACGTGCCTTCATTAAATCGCAAGTCGCGGGAAGCTGATAGCCGTACCGCAACTGCGCGCCGTAAGCCGTGGGCTCCTCCTTCTAAACTGGATGCGCCTCCTGCTCCTCCGGGCTATAAGCATCGTTGGATCAGAGCAGAAGCTAATGGATACGATGATCGTATCAATGTTGCTTCTCGCCTGCGTGAGGGATATGAGTTGGTACGTGCCGACGAATACCCTGACTTTCTTGGCACTCCGATGGATGGCAACCGACATGCCGGGGTTCTCGGCGTGGGAAGTTTGCTGCTGGCACGAATTCCTGAGGAGACAGTAGCAGAGCGCAATGCGTATTACACCTCGCGTTCACGAGATCAAATGCAGGCTGTTGATAACGACTTGATGAAGGCAAATGCTCATGACAGCATGCGCATCAACAAGCCGTCACGTCAGTCAAGAACAGTCTTCGGAAGTCCGAAGGCTGATGAGTAATCTTTTTTAAGGAATAGACAAATGGCAAACGTCGATAAAGCCTTTGGTCTGCGTCCTCTTGGCAACCTGTCTGCTACTGGTGCTCAGAAGCAGTATGGCTATGTCATTGCGGACAACCAATCGGGCGCTATCTATCAGGGTGACCTAGTCACTCTTGTAGCTGGCTACCTTGTTAAATACGTCACCGGCACTCATGCTACGGCTGTTGGTGTATTTAACGGTTGCAACTACATTGATCCCACTACCGGCAAGCCGACTTGGAAGAACTATTATCCGGGTTCGGTGAACATCACTTCGGGCCAAATCATTGCCGATGTGATTGATGACCCTAATCAGCTGTATGTTATTCAGGCTGATGAGGACATCGTTCAAGCCGATATTGGCCAGAACGCTGGCGTTACAGCTACCGCAGGCAGCAACATTACTGGTCTGTCTGCAATGGAACTGGATTCGTCCACCATTCTGACTACTAACACACTGGTCCTAAAGATTGTTGGCCTGTATAACGCGCCCAACAATACGATAGGTGAAAACTTCGCCCAAGTCGTCGTAAAGATCAATGCGCATCAATACGGCAGCATTGGTGTTGCTGGCCTGACCTAATAGGAGCTAAATCATGGCTATTTCACGCGCACAACTCGTAAAAGAGCTGGAGCCCGGCCTGAACGCTCTGTTCGGCCTTGAGTACAAAAACTATGAGCAAGAGCATCTGCAGATTTACGACGTTGAATCGTCTGATCGTGCATTTGAAGAGGAAGTCATGCTGTCAGGCTTTGGTGAGGCTCCGGTCAAAACCGAAGGTGCTGGTCTGGCTTACGACACGGCTCAGGAAGTCTTTACCGCTCGCTACACCCACGAGACGATTGCTCTGGCATTCTCTCTGACGGAAGAAGCGGTGGAAGATAACCTGTACGACCGTCTGGCTCGTCGTTATACCCTCGCTCTGGCCCGCTCGATGGCAACCACTAAGCAGATCAAGGCTGCTTCTGTCCTGAATGGCGCTTTCACCACCTCGATTGGTGGTGACGGTGTTGCTCTTTGCGCAGATAATCACCCGATCATTGGTGGTCCTGACCAGAAAAACGAACTGGCAACTGCTGCTGACCTTTCCGAGACTTCTCTGGAACAGGCCATCATCGACATCCAGTCGCTGGTTGACGAGCGCAACCTGAAGATCGCAATCCAAGGTCTGAAGCTGATCATCCCGAAAGAGCTTCAGTTCACTGCGGATCGCATCATGAAGTCCACTCTGCGTGTTGGCACTGCTGACAACGACATCAACGCTCTGAAGAACATGGGCATGATTCCGCAGGGTTACACTGTCAACCACTACCTGACCGATCCGGACGCATGGTTTGTTAAGACCGACGCTCCGAACGGCATGAAGATGTTTGAGCGTGTAAGCATGAAGACCGCCTTTGAAGGTGATTTCGAGACTGGCAACATGCGCTACAAAGCGCGTGAGCGTTACAGCTTCGGCTTCTCCGACTGGCGCGGTATCTTCGGTTCGCCCGGCGCGGCCTAAGAAAAAAGGGGAGCTTCGGCTCCCCTTTTCTTTTACAGCCAGTCGTGTATATTGGCATTATTCCGGGGTTATCCGGCATATCTGACAGTCCCGGCTGACGACATGTAGACAGATATGCTGCAAATCTCACATGTGAGGATATCAAAATGGCAAGAACGACGTTCTCGGGGCCAGTTGCATCTACTAACGGCTTCATTGGAGGCACCGGTGCAACAATGACGGCTGTGCTCAAGGCCTCTTCTACGATTGATTTTACTTCCCTTTCTGCTAACACCACCGCCGATTCTTCCGGTATTACTGTTACTGGTGCTGCTGTAGGCGACCCTGTCATTGTGGGGGTTCCAGCAACTATTGCGGCGGGACTCGTGGTTACGGGTTATGTTTCTGCGGCAGACACTGTCAAAGTTCGTGCTGCTAACGTCACAGCATCGCCCATTGATCCTGCTTCCGGTACGTATACGGTCACGGTGATCAAAGCAACCGCCTAATAGGGGGTCTTATGAGCTTTGCAAGTGATATCTCGGCGGTAACGAAGACCGCTTCGGATGATGCCATCAGCGGTAGGACACGTGTTCAAGGCGTGTATTACACCTGTAGCAATACCGCGTCTTCGTTTTCGCTAAAAAATGGTACGACGAGTGCCGGTACAGCTTTGATCACTATCAATACCCCTGCTGCGGCAGGAGCGGTTGATTTGATTTTCCCTGATGACGGCATCTTGTTTACTAACGGCGTCTATATTGATATTGCAGATGCTGAAGTAAAGAGCGTGACTTTGTTGTTTGTTGGTGGGGCAGCGGCCTGATCATGGCGACCAAAAAGTCCAAAGGAATGGGGATTGCTACTTCGGTGAAGTCAGGTAATTTTCGACCCACCAAGTCCGGAGCGGGCATGACTAAGCAGGGTGTTGCAGCTTATCGTCGTGCAAATCCGGGTAGCAAACTTCAGACTGCTGTGACTGAAAGCAATCCGTCACCTGATCGTGCAAAGCGCCGCAAGTCGTTTTGTGCACGTTCTGCCGGACAGATGAAAATGTATCCAGAGGCAGCAAAGGACCCAAACAGCCGTATCCGCCAAGCACGGCGCAGATGGAAATGTTAAGGAGACAGTGGTGCAGTTAGTGGAACTATGGAGTGCTGGTTTAACTCTTCTTGTGGGTATCTTGGGATACATCATGCATGAGAAGTTCAGTGAGCTCGCACGTGTGACTATCCTCCTTAATCGCACTCGCGAGGAAATCGCTCGCGATAATGTGACCAAAGCTGAAGTGGAAAAGATTACTGAGCATATCGACCAGCGTTTTAACCGGCTGGAAGAGAAAATTGATCGACTCATTGAAAGAAGGAACTAACATGAAAAAGTCTGCTCCGAAGGGTATGCACAAGATGCCAGACGGCTCTCTTATGAAAAATTCTGATATGGCAGGCCGTGCCATGAAGAAAAAAGGCGCTGACGCTAAAGGTCGTGCTATGAAAAGTGGTAAAACGGGCTATGGTGGCGTGATGGCCATGGGCATGAAAAAAGGCGGTAAAGCTAAGAAAGGAATGTGATCATGGCTGGACGTGGAATGGGTGCCGCTACCAAAGGCGGCGGTTGCGTAGAGAGCGGTCCTCGCAACAAGATGATTTCAAAGACAAGTCAGACCTCCGGTCCTGTCATGATGGCAAAAGGCGGCATTATCGAAGGAATGAAAGAAGTCCTTTCAGAGGGCGTTAAAAAAGTCGGTGAAGATGTTCAGCGTATTGCAGGCACTGAAAGAGGCAAGCAGCTGGACAAGGAAGCAGAAAAAGAGATGTACAAGAGGGCCTCAAATGCAGGCATGAAAGCCGCAGCACAGGACCTTAGGAACGAAAGAATACGTGCTGAAGCAGGACGCTACAAGAAGGGCGGTTCGGTAAGCTCGGGTGCGATTAATCAGCACAAGAAGATGGCCATGGGCAAGAAGATGATGGGTGGCGGCATGGTCAAGGGCTATAAAAAAGGTGGTATGTGCTAAATGACTACTTCAGGTACAACCGTATTTGACCTACAGATCGACGATCTGGTCGAGGAGGCGTTTGAGCGTTTGGGCATGCAAATGACCAACGGCAAACAGCTTTCTACCGCTCGTCGATCTTTGAACCTCATGTTTTTGGAGTGGGCAAATCGCGGATTGAACTTGTGGACCATTGAATTAGCGACGTACAACCTTGTGCAAGGCGATACAGAAATATCTCTGCCAACTGATACGGTCAACGTGCTATCAGCAGTGATTCGTCTGACTGGTCAGTCTCCTGCGACCGATATCATCATCGAGCGTATCAGTCGTGCAGAGTATTTGAACATACCGGACAAGACAGATCAGGCGCAGCCTGCGCAGTATTACGTCCAGCGTACAAATGTTCCGAAGGTATTTTTGTATCCCACACCTGATCAGCCATATCAGTTGCGGTATTACCGTATTCGTCGCATGCAGGACGCGGGCGACTACACCAATACAGCCGATGTGAACTTCAGGTTTTTGCCTTGTTTGGCGGCAGGACTGTCGTACTACTTGTCCTTGAAGTACGCTCCTGATCGCACTGTAATGATGAAACAGCTGTACGAGGAAGAGTTTGCGCGTGCAGCTGCAGAGGACAGGGACACTGCAAGTGCCTATTTTGTCCCTGAGGTAGGGGCGTAGTGTGGCGTTTGCTACAGGTAAATTTTCGTTCGGGCTGTGTGACTATTGCGGTCAACGCTACCCGTACAATGTATTAAGGATGAACTGGAGAGGGTTTAAGGTTTGTCCAGATGATTACGAGCCTAAAGAGCCTCAGTTAGAGCCGCTTCGTTATAAGGGTGATGCGATTGCGTTGCAGGGTCCGAGGCCTGATAGGATTGAACCAACTACAGTATTTGTGGGAATGCCAGCGGATTCGGCATTTCAGAGTATGGGTAGCATTTATGCTGCCCAGAACATTACGGACATGCGTCCATACCCACAGCAGTCGCCTCCTGTTGGGTATGGGGCAATAGGTGCAGTAACGATAGTGATAACTGAGCCATGACTTACGACGAATTGGTCACTAACATCAGGAACTACACAGAGGTCGGAAGCAATGTCTTCACGAACTCGGTGATCAACACGTTCATCACAATGGCTGAGAACAGGATCATGCGTGACATTGATCTGGACGTTTTCAAAAAAGAAGTTACAGGTACGATGACCTCGGGTAACAAGTTTTTGACCACGCCGACTGATCTTTTGACGCACAGGTATCTGTTGTTGACAAGTGCAGGTGGGGAACAGATATTCTTGGATTTCCGGGACACGTCGTTCATGAAGGAATATTGGGCGGATGGCACGGATACAGGGGTTCCCAAGTATTACGCTGTATGGGATCAAAACACGTTTTATGTAGCTCCTACCCCCTCGTCGAACTATGCAGCTGAGTTGGGGTACATCTACAGACCGGCGCAACTTTCGTCCACTAACAATACGACGTGGATTAGTAACAATGCCCCTGAGGCTCTTCTGTATGCTTGCCTTATTCAGGCTTACAGCTATACAAAAGGTCCTTTGGAAATGTTGAACTTTTTTGAGAAAAGCTACGCCCAAGCGCTGCAAGGTCTTGGAATTGAGCAGCAAGGTCGTCGCCGTCGTGATGAGTTCCGTGATGGCATGCTTCGTCAAAAACTTAAATCGGAGTCACCCGGACCATGATAGGCGGAGGCGCTTTACTAGGAGAGATCAAAGCGGTTGCGGTTTCCGGACGTGGTTTTACTCCGGAAGAAGTTGCCGAGATGGCCTTGGAGAAGATTGTTTATGTTGGGGAGAGTTCTCATCCGGTTATTCGTGATCAGGCGGAGGCTTTTAAAACCCAAATACGTGCGGTGTTGGTGAGATATATGCGGCAAGCCGTATCGTCCCATAACACTACGATTGCAAACCGCCTTCGCGAAGCGGGGCATCCTGAACTGGTAAAACTTTTGGAGGACTGATATGCCTATTTCTGTAACCACTGCCATGCCTACCTCGTTCAAGGTAGAGATTCTAAAGGCAGTTCACAATTTTACTGCCTCCACTGGCAACACCTTCAAGATTGCTTTGATGAAGGCCACAGCTTCTGGGTCGGGTACGTATGGCGCAGCTACGACTAGCTACAGCACGCTGACTGGAAACTCGGACGAACTGCCGAACGGTAGCGGCTACACCACTGGCGGCAACACGTTGACTTCTGTTACTCCTGTGGCGGATGGAACCACAGCCGTCTGCGACTTTGACAATACGACATGGTCTGCGGCTACGTTTACTACCTGCGGTGCTCTTATTTACAATGACAGTGCAGCGGGCGATCCGGCATGTGCTGTTCTGAGCTTTGGTGGCGATCAGCAGGTTAGCTCGGGTGATTTTCAGATTCAGTTCCCGGCACCGGCAGCAGCAACGGCGATTATCCGGATTGCCTAACAGGAAGCTAATGTGCCAAACCTCGTCAATGCATGGGATGTAGGTGCTTGGGGGGATGCCACGTGGGGTGGCATTCCTGCTACCAATCTCACTGGTTGGGGCATTGACACGTGGGGGGAGAATGCTTGGGGCGGCATCGTTGAAGCAGAGATTGTCACCCCAACGGGCGTTTCTGGAACTGGAAGTGTAGGAACAGTAGTCTTATTGGTTGCACCTTCTGTATCAGGGGTTTTCGGTACAGGGGATGTAGGAAATGTAAGTATCGTCACTGATGACGCCATTATCCCGGTAGGGGTCGAGGGTGTTGGTGCGATAGGAAGTGTTGTGCCGTTGGTGGCATATGCTGTCAGTGGCGTACAGGGAGTGGGGCAGATTGGAAACTTCTCTGTACAAGTTGATGACGTTGTCATACCCATAGGGGTAGAAGGCAACGGGGCGGTAGGTACAGTTAGTTTCACCATTGGTACGGTAGTAAACGTAAGCGGTGTATCAGGGACAGGTTCGGTTGAAAACGTTGTCCCTGCGGTCCTGACCACTGTAACTGGCGTTGGGGCTACGGGAGCCATAGGCAGTGTATCGTTCTCAATAAGTTCCACGTTTGTGCCCGACGGGGTATCTGGAACAGGTGCAATAGGTACAGTAGTCCTTGATTATCCCGGCTTGATAGCGGTAACAGGTGTTGTTGGTACAGCTGCGGTAGGAACAGTTATTCCTACGGTCATCAGCAATGTTACGGGCGTATCAGCCACGGGCAGGGTTGGAACGGTAACGGTTAAGGTAAATGACGCTGTCTCGGTAACCGGGGTAGCGGGCACGGGGTCAGTGGGGACTGTCATAGTGAGGGGATGGACAGTTGTCGATGATTATCAGGACCCGAATTGGGTCGTGGTTCAAGTGGCATAAGGAAATGACATGGCTAGTACATTTAGCAATCTAAAAATTGAGTTGATTGCCACAGGTGAGCAGTCAGGCACGTGGGGTATTACTACCAACACAAATCTTGGCACTGCACTGGAGGAGGCGATTGTTGGTTCTGCTGACGTATCGTTTTCTAGCGCGGATGTCACGCTGACGTTGACTGATACCAATGCTAGTCAGACGGCACGTAATCTACGACTGAATCTGACGGGTACTTCAGGTGGCGCACGAAACCTCATTGTGCCTGCTATTGAAAAGTTCTATGTGGTCAATAACGGCCTTGCAGATGCCGTTACAGTGAAGAACTCGACGGGTAGTGGTATCGCGATTCCTGCTGGCAAGACATCGGTTGTGTACAACACCGGGTCAAACGTAGTGGATGCGGTTACTTTCCTTACTGCGCTTCAACTAAGTGGCAATCTGACGATGGCTTCAGCTACGTCAGTGGTCGATGCCAACGGTAATGAGCTTATCAAATTCCCGTCAACGGTTGCTTCTGCGGTCAATGAGGTTACGGTAAGCAATGCGGCTACTGGTGCTGATCCTTCGATTGCTGCCACGGGCGGTGACACTAATATTGGCATCAGCTTCACACCAAAGGGCTCTGGAAATGTCAGCATTACTAGTGGCAATTTGAGAGTGCCTTCTGCGGCCTCAATCCTTGATTCCAACAGTAATGAACTGATCAAATTCCCTTCTGCCGTGACTGGTGCGGTTAACGAAATTACGGTCACTAATGCAGCGACGGGTAGTAACCCAACGGTTTCTGCAACAGGTGGAGACACAAACATCAGCCTGTCTTTTGCAGCCAAGGGCACTGGTGCATATAACTTCACTGGTACGACGGATACCGCAGCAGAGGTAAGACTTTTTGAAGATGCAGATAACGGCAGTAACTATGTGTCGTTTAAGGCCCCTGCGACGATAGCGTCTAACGTGGCGTGGACACTACCGAGTGCTGACGGTACAAACGGTCAGTTTCTTTCTACAAACGGAACTGGAACGCTTTCTTGGTCTTCAAGTGGTGGTGGTATTTCAACAGGTAAAAGTATCGCTATGGCGATGATTTTTGGCTTCTGAGGAGTTATTAAATGGCTAACCCAAACATTGTCAACGTAACGAGTATTTACGGAAATACCGCCTACGTTAT